AGTGGCGAAAGTGGCGAAAGCGGTGAAAGCAGAGATAGTGAAGGGAGTGATAGAAGATTATCAAGAGGAGGAAAATATTCAAATGAAAGAAAGAAATATTTAAGTCCAAAAGAGTTGCTTAAACTAGAACTAAATGAAAAAAGAGAAATAATATATCAACTTGATAGATTACAATCTAAGGGTTTTAAAGTTCCTTTTAATTTTAATATGAATTCTGACCTTGAAGAAATGAAGACCGAATATAACAGAATAATTAGAGAAAAAGAGTTGGATGGAAGTATTCGTTTTCAACAAAAAATGCTAATGGCATTTATATCAGGTACAGAATATTTGAATAGTAGATACGATCCTTTAGCAATTCGTCTTGATGGATGGTCTGAACAAGTTAATGAAAATATTAATGATTACGATGATATTTTCGAAGAGTTGCATTATAAATATAAGGCGACTGGTAAAAAAATGGCGCCTGAATTAAGATTGTTTTTATCTCTCTCAGGTAGTGCATTTATGTTTCATTTGACAAGTAGAATGTTCAAAGAACAACCTCTGCCTGATATTGAAAATGTCTTGAAATCTAACCCAGAATTAATGAAACAATTTCAAAATGCGGCGGCAAAACAATATATAATTGGTAACGAACAACCAACGCCTCAAATGTCACAAAACAGGGGTTCTGGAAATGATAGTATGGGACTATTTAATATGGTAAGTAGTCTATTTGGTTCTTTAAGTAGCGAACCTCAACAATCTAGTATGCCAATGTATCAACAATCACCTCAAATGCAACAATCGCAAAGAATGCAACAATTTAATCCACAATCACAAAATTCTAGAAAACCTGCCGAAGATATTGATAATATTATAAGAAATGTTCATAGTAAAATTTCAATAGATGATAGCGATAATAATATAGAGACACTTTCTGTTAGTGACGAAGAAATAACTTCTATTATAGAAGATACGGCAGATGTTCAAATATTAAAAGGTAAAGGTCGTCCTAAAAAAGGCGTTCGAACTCTAAATATTTAATTATATTTTAATAATTATAATAAAAATAATAGTTATTGCAATAATATAATTATGCGATTATGCAATTAATTTATTTTCTATTTTTTCTTAAATTTGTTATCTTTTTAGCAGAGTTTTTAACAAAGCTGCCAACATCTTTAACAGATTTTACAATTCTATCAGGAGTGCGTTGTAAGGTTCTCATCGGGTTGCTTATAGTTTCCTCAATTTCATCTTCAAATACTTCAATTCTATTTAATAGATTGCTTAGGGTGCTTAATAATATAGGTATAATTATTATGGTGAATAGTAGAGTTAAGAATAAGAATAGAGATATCATAGTTCCTACCGATATTATGTCTCTGCTTATATCTTCCGAGCATTTGCATTTTTCATTAGTTAAATATCTAACATAATCAAAGGCATAGTATATGTATACTACAAACATTAAGAAGAATATGAAAGTAGCAATTGAGAGTAATTGAACTACTACATATCCCATGCTTTTAGCGACACTAGTTAGCGATATAAATGAAGTTATTAAGAAATACGCTAATGCTATTATTGTAAAGTTTTTGATAAATTCTTTGTTAGGGTGTTCTGAACATTCACACCCCATATTCTCTAGTTTATAAATGTAACTTAATATTATTAATAATAATATAGCAAATATTGCTTGAATTAATGCACTACTATAAAAAGACAGACTATTATTACTTTCTTTCATTATACTATTTCTTGCTCTATACTATTATATAGAAATAATTTTTTTATAATTCAATAATATTATAAATAAAAAATTTCGTCGAACTATCAAAATTTTTTATATCTATATTTTTAATTTTATCAATAATTTCCGGATATTTTTTAATAGATAATAATTTATAAATTTGTTCTAACAATATATCAATTATATATTTATGGACATCTTCATTTATTATATTGATTACATGTTCAAAAATATTATTCAATAATACAATTAATTCTTCGTTTTTATATTTCGCCCATACTTTATTCATATTATGAATGTTTTTTTTCCATTTAATATAGTCACAATACATATCATATTCATCATTTAGTAACAATAAATTATTTTCATATACATATGCCGGAGGGTTCCATTCTTTATTATTTAAATAATTATCCCAAATTTTATTAATATTTAATGCAACATAGTCTTTATCAAATAAATCTAATAAGTTACAATATATGTCATCTTCGCTTGTTTTTATATAGTTCAAAACAATATTAAATAGTTCTTCCAATATTTCATTTTTATTAATGATATTTTTTATTTTTTCGTATATATTTTCCTTATTTTTATGCGATAGTTTATTTAAATAACCTATTAAACTCCTTTTAATCTCCGAAGTTTTAGAAAATTCAGGTATTATTATATGAAACCTATTTTTAGGTTTAGGTTTATTATATTTATCTTTATTATTATATATTTTCTTTGCCCATATCATTTTAGGGTCATAAAATGAGTTAAAGCAGGTGTATGTTTTTTTGATATCGACAACCTTATCTAAAATATTTTCAGGAATATCAGTTATATTGTTATATTCATTTTTAAATTGTTCTATATTAATCTTTATGATTTGTTCGCTCATTATATTTAATTATAAAAAATAATCTTATATATTGAATAATTTAAAAATGAGTACATAATTTTATTTTTTCTATTTTTTAAATAAACCTTTTAAAATTTCTAAATATTTCTAATTATGTACTCATTTTTGTAAAGTTATAATATACATAAAGCAGAGACACTAATTAATAATAAATATGTACAAGATATTAGATACACTAGATGAACTATATACTAATAATTTAGTTTATAGAACAATAATTGTCTGTAATAATACGGACGATTATAAATATATTTTAAATAAGAACAACTATGATGTATATGTTTTAGATAATTATAATGAAAATTTAAATTACGATTCTTTAGACATTAGAATTTTTCTAATATCTAAAGAAAAATTCATTAAGTTTATAGAAGATTATAATAAAACATCAGTAGATATCTGCTTTTATACATCAGTAGTATTTGAACCAGAAAAAGACGGGACTAGTGAACTTAAAAATACATACAATAAAATATGTAAAAATACTACCCTAATAGTAGATATGTTATAATGTAATAAATAAAAATAAAAAATTGACACGTTTATTAGTATATTAATTACCTTATATTATGAACAAATTTCATAATGCCGCAAGTGACATTTCTGGAATATCTAATATTACAGAACTATTTAATAACTCCTCTGTAAAAAAATGGATTAAATTAATCTCTGTCGATAAAACTATCTTATTTGATGAGTACAATAGGAAGGAGTATTTTACAAAAGTAGCCGATATTGTATTAGACAAAGAAGTAAACATTACAGGTAGTAATGTAGGAAATAAAAAAAGAAATTCATTAATTCAATTTATTCCTTCTATAGATGCTAATGATTATAAGAAAAAAACTGAATGGTTATATTTATTCCTAATAAATAATAGGATTGTAAAAATTGGCGGAACTAGAACAGGTCTAAAAGAAAGGACAGGATCTTATCTTTGTGGACATCACGTAGAAGAAAGAGGTAAGTCCGGAGATTGTTCTAAAACAAATGGATTCATTTATAATACATTTGAATTTTATCTAAATTTAGGTTGTAAAATGCAAATGTATGCTTATGAATTGCCAAAAACTGAATTTAATATTGAAATATTAGGTAAAGATACAAAAGTAAAAGCACAAACCTATCATGCTTATGAAAGTGCATTCATAAAAGATTACGAACAAAATTACAATGAAAAACCTATATTATGCTGCAATAGTGATCCGGATTATTAAATGTTAGTGGATATGTAATAAATCTCGTCATTAGTAATATTAAAATAATTATATAGTTCTTTATGATTACCTGAATATTCTATAGATGGTATGGGAAAACTTTGCAATATTCTTATGTTATTAAAATTTCCCCATCGACATATATTATTTATAAAGATATATAGAGGATGTTGTAATATTTGTAAGTATTTTTTTGCCTGTTCTTCATCGTCGCATAGTATAAATACAATAGATTGTGTCATACCGCAATTATCAATAAATACGCTATATTTATCTGTAGTAGATATGAAAACTTTGTATCCTTCTTGAAACTTATGGGGTTTAGAAGAATATACTGTTTGACTAGGTGTATGTATTAATTTATATTTATATTCCTCATTTTTTTCATCACGAATAAAGTCGCTTTTTGTATATTTATGTAAATAACTACTTGTTTTAATTTCGAATTTAGGCAACTCTGTATTGTCTACAGTTTTTGCTAATATATTTTGCACAACCTGATTATATAATAAAGGAATGTATTTACGAGGTTTTGATATAACAGAACTAACATATTCCTTCTTTTTCCATATACCAGAAACATTTATATTCTTATAAAATGGACAATTTTGAATTATATACCATGTAAAACTAGAACCTATTTTTTTGAAATACTTTTTAGCAGTATGTATATCTAAATGAACTATTTGCATCGATGTAATAATTTCAATTAATACATTTCTATCAGCATAAGACATCCAATTATCAGGTGTTATAAATAATAAGTAACCATTCGGTTTAAGTTGCGATAAAGACTTTTCAATAAAATCTTTAATAAGATTATGATTTTTAGAAGCTCTTTTTCCATTTTCTAAAATTTTTGCATAAGGAGGATTTGCAACTATTAAATCATATTTTTTATCACTATTGTGAACAATAAAATCGTAATTACTTATTTGTAATTTATATTTTTCGCTGCAAAATACACGACGAACATTTTCCAATCTATTTTCATTAATATCATTAAATTCTAATATATTTTCCAAAATTTGTTTTTTATCATGATACTTTAATAACTCAAATAAAATAGGGATACTAAAATTGCCATTACCACAACAAGGATCTAATATTAACAAATCGTTTTTTTTCCATAATTCTTCAGGTATTTTTGTAATCATATCGCTTATGCAACCAATTGGCGTGGGTTCGTCATTAGTAGATTTATATGTGCTTTTATCAACATTTAATATTTCATCATAATATTTTTTAATTTCATCAAAAGAATCTGTGTCTATTGTTATATTTTTAGATACAGAAACTTTAACCGGTACAGATTTATTTACATTTGAACTAACACATATAGTTTTTCTTTTTACATGTTGTGTATAATGAGATTTGCTATTAAACTCTTTGCCACATTTTTCACAAATAAAAATAGACATAATTAGATATTATTATATAATTTTAAATCATTTTTTATTATTATAATAAATATTTATAAATTATATTATTATTATCTAATAATATTTTAGAAGTTTGTAAGATAATAAATGGCAAAGCGTGGTATTTCTAGAGATATGATTAGTATGATTAGTATGGTTTTAATAGTTGTATTTTTATTAATTGCGATTGTCGCACTTTATTATATGAATGGTAAAAATTTATTAGAAACCTTCACTGGGAATAAAAGATATTGTTTAGAATATTATTATATGGATGGATGTGGACATTGTGATAGATTTAATGAGAGTGGTGTATGGGAAGAATTAAAAAACACATACGGAAATCAAATAGAATTTTATAAATATAATAATAGAGAAGTTAAAGATAAAGTAGATAAACATAATATTACAGGATTTCCTACAATTATTGTTACAGAAAATGATAATATAAAAGCAGAATATAACGGTAATAGAGAAAAAGGTGATATAGAGAAATTTATAAGTAGTTATATATAAATAATACATATAAATAAGAATATAATAAAAATGGGTGCCGGATTAATGCAATTAGTATTATATGGGAACATTTCTCAATATATTACTCTAAATCCTAAAATTAATTATTATAAATATTCACATAATAAACATACTAATTTTTCAATAGAGCAGATTACTTTAACTCCCGAAGGTAGTGCAAATGCCGGATTTAAAAGTAGTACTGTACTTAATTTTAAAATAAAGAGATATGGTGACTTTTTATCGAATATTTTTTTAACCTTTAAAATTCCAGATATTTATTCAAATAATGAGCTTAAATTTAGATGGATTACTAATATTGGGTACAATTATATAAAAGAGGCGAGAATAAAAATCGGTAATAATATAATTGAATCTTTATATGGCGAATGGTTAAATATATGGGATGAATTAACTAACAAGGATGGTATTAAATATAATAAATTAATAGGAAATATAGAGGAATTAATAAATCCCTATAATTTTGTTCCAAAATATACAGTTATTAATAACAGATTATATAACATCACATATCCTATATCTACTTATAGTAGTACTAATAATAATCCTAGTATAAAAGGAAGAAAGATACAAGTACCTTTGAACTTTTGGTTTACTAAAAATCCTTCGTTGGCACTGCCATTATTAAAAATGCAAAATATTGAAATATTATTAGAAATTGAAACAAATCCAAAAGGTTTTGACGGATTATATCAGGTATGGAGTAATATATTAAATATGTATGTAAGTCCACTGTTATACGAAAAAGTACATTCAAAATCAGTAAATATAGATAATTTTGTAAGCCCTAATGATACATTATTTGATGTAAGAAACGAATTAATATGCTCATATGTTTATCTAGATAGTGTCGAAAGAAGTAAATTATTATTAAATACACAGGATATTGATTATGTAATAAGTACACCAAAACGAACTCACGACCAATTTAGTGCAAACGAAACAACAAAAACAATTTCTATAACAAATGCTTCACATCATATTAAAGAATTAATATGGATTGTTAGGAGAATTGATGTTATAGATAATTTTAATAATTATACAAACTATACAGCGACACACGAATATAGCGAAAATATGGGAATATTAGACAATATAGAGATAAAATGGAATAGTACAATATCGCGCACTGATAATGATGCAGAATATTATAACCATATTGTACCTTATAAATATCACACAAACGTTCCGCGCACAGGTTTATACTGTTATTCATTTTCCTTATTTCCCGAAAAACAAGTTAGTGCAGGTTCTTATGACAATAGTAGAGTTACAACATCGCTAACTATAAAAACTAAAGAAACTCTTAAAAATAATAGTAAAGTAAATTATATTAATGATATATTATCAAGTTTAGGAAAATTTTATAGTCCTTTAGTGTATGAAATAGTTATATATGCTATGGATGTAAATATATTACATATAACAAACGGAAATGCTGGTTTTAGATACAGTTAATTTATTTTTTATATTCTTTATTATTAATAAAAGAATTATGGATTTATTTACTATAATTATAATAATAGTTTTCGTATTTATAATTAAATATTTAATTG